AGTCTTTACCATGACAGATTCAACAAAGGCGGCATCATCGGATTCTTTGGCGAGAGCGATGATGTTTGCCGTTGATGACTGAGGGATAAGCAGGTCACGCGCCTTGCGGAACAACTCTTCACCGCGCAGGCCTTCACAATGCAGCTGTGATACGATTTTTTCTATCTGCCTGCCCTTCTGCTCACTCCATTCACAACGCATCATCAGCCGGCCAATAACGTTCACCTCTGCACGGTCATAATCTTCCCCGCCCAAGTGATCGCCCCATACCCCCAGCAGATGACGCACCCACGCCTGCTGTGATTTGTTGATGGTCTTCCAGCCATTGCCGAATAACCGGCGCATGTCTGCAGCACTACGGACGCCTGACAGCCTGACGATTTGCTGATAGTCACGCTCAATGCGCATGCTTAACCCCCATCATTTTCGCCGTGTTGCGGATTATCCGGTAGTTGATCTCATACATGCCGCGCATCTTGAGGATGCGTAGCCTGAGCCATTTCTCTCTGAGGTATTGGGTCATGCTGCCTCCATCTCTGTGATGATGATTTCCAACCTGCCGCCCTTAACGACTTCACAGCGAACCATGCGCACGTCATCAATCAGGCTGTCGTCAGCTATGACGCCTGCGTGAGTGAGTGAGTCGAGGGGTGCCTTGAAAAGGTTGTCCAGGTCACGCCGGGCGCGTGTAGGTGGATATGCGAGGATTTTTACTTTCAGCCTGCCGGCCAGTTGATATTGCTGATTTGCTTCGGTGACTTGTTTTGCTACTGCGGTGGTGTATTCCCTGCCTTTCTTGCTTTTGATTTTCCTGCCGCGAAACACTGAGAAGAGGTGATTGTTTCCGGGCGGCCAGGGTAGCTCTATCCGGTATTCATTCATCGCTTCACCTTTCCTTCCCTCAGCAGCGCATCCTGCGTGCGAATAACGCCTTCCAGATGGGCTATGCGCGCTTCGGTGACATCACAGCGCCGTGTGCGACGGTCTATCTCGTCGTGGCAGCCTGAGCAGGCCCATGCGCCAAAAAGGTCATCTGGCTTCATTCCGGTTCCGCAGATGCCGACCATGCGGTAATGCGCGAGTACGACTGTCTCAGGATTGCCATTGCAGATTCCCGGCAGCCTGACCTGGCATTCCCTGCCCCGAGCTTCATTTCTCAGCTTGCTCATGGCTCTCTCCGCACATCCGGTAATTGGGGTCCTGCATTAGGCTTATTTCGCAGCTTGTGCAGCAGTAAACCACTGACTCTGGCAGCGCCGCAGAACAGAAAGCGCACACAGAAGCAGATGGCTCGCCAGCGCCAGTAGGCTGACTTGATTGGGTTATCTCGCTCATGATTCTCCCATTCGATATCGCACTCGCACGATTCGCAATTTTGTCCGTAGTGATACTTGTCTTCTGAGGTGAGGATGGTGTGGCATCGGCAGCAGCGGTCTTTCATCGCGGCACCTCAATACAGTTAGCGCTATCAACTCTAGGGCTGTAGTCATTCCACCCTGTGCGTTTCTCTTTCACCAATTCCATGGCCCGTATTGCTGCCTTGCATTGCTGAATAGAGTCCATTGGGATTAGCTGTTGATTAGCTGTGTTCGACGACATCACCACAATCAGAAAAATAAAATTCATCTTCAGCTCCACATTGGGTTTTTATACTGCCGGCTCGGCTTTGGCTCTTCCCGGAACTCAGGCAGCAAGGCACTCACCAGCCAGAGGCGTGGGTCTGCTGAGAGTGTCTTCTGAGTTTTGATATTACGGGAGGCGTAGCGGGAAAGGAGTTCGGCGGCGGTGTCGGTGTCTACAGGGTCATGCACGAACCATGTCATTCGCATGAGCACCCCTTACTGTTGCCAGCAGACTATCCAGCATCGCCATATTGTAGCTGCGGCCAAAGCCCATGTTTACCGTTCCCATGCGGTACTGGTAATCGTGGTCGGTATTGCCAAACCGCTGACGTTTTATCTTGTTGCTGTCAGTCATGTCGTGAAGAGCTACAGCCACGTTTTTCCGCTTAGCTGAAGCCATCACGCAGGCGCGGTCGGTGATTTCTTTGGAGGTGTGCCATTCACCATCAGAAAGCACATCCAGAATTGCAGTGGTTAATTTGCTCATGCTCTACTCCCGAATCGATTAGCCCATTCATCCGCCCGCGCTGACTCGTCGCTAAACCTGACGTTCCGCTCGGCACCGAAGGCATGGATAAGTGTGATTAGGTCACGCATCTCACTGACGCGCATTTTGCTTGTTGACTGGCCCAGCACCACAAAGCCGCCATTGATACCCGGCACCGTCTCCTGCCCTTTCAGGCTGGCGCTGAAGATATGCTTCCAGCTCTCTGCGTCGAGTTTCTTCCCGTACCAGACCACCTGGCTCGAAACGTCATGCAGGCAGGCCCAAAGCATGCGATTTTGCGCAAGGCTTCTGGTGTCTTCCTGGATGGTTACCTGCAGAGGCTTGTCGGGATTGGCGGGGAGTTGCTGGATGGCGGTGATGCAGTTCTGTCGGATGTTGCTGTCACGCAACAGGTAACGTTGAGTCTCCATCGCGCTTCTCTCGCTTTAATGCGTCGCTGAGTAACTTCCTGATGCCGTGGCTCAGGCACATTGAGTCCGGATAGCGTTTGGCAAAGCTGCTGATATCACTTGCCAGCTTATCCAGCTCAGCGTCTGATATGACGTGCTCAGAGCGTTTTAAGGGGATTACGTTGTTCATGCATCCTCCGGCGGTGGTGGAGTGGCGACACGCTCGAAACGCTTGTTATAAGCATCAATTGCCGCAATTTCTGCCTCCTCCTTACTATCGAACCAGTAAGCGGCCGGACCACGGCAGCAATCATCTGTTTCGCATTCGATGAACGAGTAATAAATCATGTCAGGCGTCATTAAATCATGAACCACTTTAAAATCAGTTGAGCCACAAAATGGACATGGTTCAATTTTCATCACTGCTCTCCGTTCTGATTGGTGCCCCGCTCCGGGATGATGCGGTAGGCGATGATGTCGCTACCGTATCCGTGGTGCCGCCAGTCCCAATTGGCGTTTTGCGCCAAACCGACATCGCCATCTCTGAATTTAATGTCAACTCGAGTGCTTGCTATGACTGGCCGCTCACCACCACCCCAATCAATCCACTCACCCTCACCCCGCTCCTGCTGCTCCAGTATGGGGAGTGCATCGCGTGATGCTTCCCAGGCTTGCCACATTTTCGCCACCACGGGATTTTTGTATTCTCCCGCCCTATCTCCGCGAACCCATTTATCAAGTTCGCACCTCTGGGATTTGCCCCACTCTTCAAACTGCTCTCTGCACTTCTCAGCGGTTAGTTTTTTCATTGGGTGCATCCTCAAACTGCCAGCTGCAGTTGCATGTTGAACCGGTCCCGTTGCTCGCAGTAATGCAGTGAGCCCGGGCTGTTGTGTGACTCGATGCGTTCGACCATAAGGGCCGCTCGCGTTTCCTTCGATGCCGGCGCGTATGCACCAGACCATGCCTTATCAATGCCGATATTTCTGGCAACGTTCGTACTGTCAGCGCTGGAAAGAGGCAACTTTGTGAAGATGAGCGGGTTCAGCATTCGTAGCCCGTGAAGCTTGGCAATAGGCTGTCCGTAATCGTCTGTAACGTGCCGGATCAGGTCTTTCATTCGCGCCACTGCCAGATTAGGCCGCTTAACGTCATACTCGCCACAACTGCCGATCGCTACCCGCCTGTACTCATTACACAACCGGATGAATCGTTCATCGCTCTCGTTCATGTGCCAGACCGGTACGCCGTAGAAATCACCGTGTGGCCACTCATCAAGCAACGCTTCGTTCTCTGCTTCTCTGCCGTCGATTACGTCCGGGATGATGGCAAAATCAAATCCAGGATGGTTTTTCCAGCGCGCTACGAAGTCGTAGTAATCACTCCAGTCGATTTTGTTTCGTCCAGCAGCCTTCCAGGCTGTGAATGCACCGTTATCCAAAGCGAATGACTGACAGAACTCTGAGGCGAGATTTATTTGGCCGGCATGAGCAAAAGAGATGAATGCGTGTCTCCCTTTCCATGCCCGGATGGCACAGGTGTCAGGCGTTATTGGGCCGCCGTGATAGTGGATCATGGCCTTCTCCTTCCTGCTCAAACTCAGCATCGACTATCAGGTCGTGTGCTTCACGCGCCAGCATGTCAATAGCGTTCAGGTGCGCCCGGAACTGCTCAGGCTTCAGGTCGCGTTTCTTAGTCAGGTCGATGATTGCCAGCTGCAGATTGCGAGCCTGCCGCATAAGCGGCGCGTTAATTGCCAGTTGAGTTACGTTAGTCATGCGGCACTCTCCCTGCCTTCAAGCCAGAAGAAAAACGCCCGGTCTACCACGGCATCCTGATAGCCAAGATGTGATCGGGTCAGGTTGTGCTTGTCGCCATGAACACTGCGATACAGGCGCTCAAAGCGGATGCGGTTCATCTCAGTCATGGCGTCCACCTTTCAGACCAAATCGGCGTCGAATGTCGGCAAGGTGGTCCAGTGCCTTTTCGTTACCGGTCGGGATGTGAAGTTGCGGAATCTGTTTGCGAGGCGGCGGGATTACTTCGCCAGCTTCAATGCGGCGGGACATCTTGCGCAGCTCATCGCCCAGGCGTTTGCGGCATTCCGCATCAGTCAGGTTGAATGAGCGCATCTGGTTATAGACCGCTGTCACCATGTGGAAACAGGCCGGACTTTCCCAGGGGAATTCTTCGCTGCTGTCGTACATGCCACGGTCCCGGCAGTACAGGCGGAACATGTCATAAAGCTCTTCGTCGGCTGGCAGGCCAGCGGCGCGATGTTCGCCCTGCTTGCACCACTCGATAAACTGG